CCCGGTCCCGCATATAATGCTTCGGTTGATAGTGTTCCAGAAAGTTGTCCTTTCTTTACTTCTCTCCATCCTCCAGCTGCAGAATCCTTTGTAAGAATTTCACGCATTGCAGATGAAATATTCATTTGGCACGAAGTAGCGTATCCAATAGCCGTACTATCTTTGTAAAGCCTCATTAACGTACCATTAATTATTCCAGTAGTTGGCATGGTTATTTATTTTTTTTGTTTAGTAATATTTTCTTCTTCTTCGTTTTGGAAATATTCCGCAGGAACAGGAATAGGAATGTAAACAGGATCTTGTTTTAATTCCTCTTTCTTTGGCATATCTTCCACTACATAATCCTCATCAAGTAACTCAGCTATGCCATCCTTTATCATTTGTTCCCCATATTCCGAAAGAAATACGCCAGTGTTACCCGGTTGTTTTCCATTCCATTGTTTTAAAAGTCTTAGTTTCATATTATCTTTTCATTTTTGCCATGAAATCAACTGACATCCAATAAACATTTAAGTCAGCATTATAAACTTGTGAATCACTGCTAACATAATTAATAGTTTGTACAGACACACCATTTACCGTGCCTACAAACCTATCTAGTCTATTACGCACATTATTTGCAAGTGTCTGCGTAGTGTCATAATTGTTAGTGTATATATCAACTTGTAAATTAATCTCTTCTAAATTACTTTGCCCGTCTTTGTAATCAACTGGAGTACTATTTGTTATCGTATAAACAATAAAAGGATATTGCACATTTTGTGGTGCAATGTCTGGATAAATAGATAAGCCGCAAATATTAGTTACAGCCGTATCAGTCGATAATCTTCCATATATTACTTTTCCTATCATAACTCCCAAAATTGACGAGGAAACTCCTTCATGTACTTTAATGCCATTGATGACATTTTATTAATCACCGCGTTTTGACTCCCTTTTTCTGCCTTGTTTCTTACTTTGCTAATCCATGCTTTTGTGCTACCAAATACCATGTGAGCATAGAAGCCGTCTGTCTTATCTTCGCCACTTAGCTTAACATTTATACCAGCATCTTTGTATAAAGGACCAACAGACGTTAATAATGCTTTCCAAGACTTTCTATCGGATATGTTTTGAATAGAACGTCTAAGATTACCCGGTTCAATGTGGTATTTAGGGCCGCTACCTCTATCCATTCCACGGGAATAAAATTTATGAGGTTTATTTGAACGTGGAACAAAAGACTTATAAACCTTTAACGCTATTGGTGCGGCTGCGTCAGATATTTCTTTTCTCTTTTTTTTTGTAACCTTGTTTAGCATATCATCAAGTTCAGTAACAGACTTAGCAAAGTTGTACATCTTAAAGATTTTACCTGCTTTAGTTGTTTTCTTTTGGGTCTCGTTTTCGAGTGCCCTAAGCCTGTTTAATTTACTTCTTGATATTGACATTACGCGTAATTTTGAGCAAATGAACAAAATAAATACAGATACATATTATCGGCACTTATTTGAACATTTTCTATTTGGTAATATTTGTTCATCCAAATTATTCTTTGTTGCTCGTTTATGTCTGTCCTATTTCTGCAGGTAACTCTTATTTGAGATAAGGCTGTTATTTTGCCACCCTCAACTTCTTCTTTGTTTATTCCTTTGTAATCCACCACCGCCCAAACTTCTACAAAATTAGTCCATGATTCAACTCCAAAACCAGTAGTACTGGCAGCCCTAGTAACACTTTGTACTATGATTCTTTCCCTTAGTTTTCCAATCTCTTCTTTTTTGTTGTATCTCATTATAGTATTTGTACGCGATATTGATCAAGTAAATACTCCGAAGCCGTAGGTAATTTCTTTACATAATCCTCTCTATTATCGTAAGCATCCGCTACCATCATTAAAATGGCTTGTCTTATTTGCATAGGTACATTAGATGCAGCCGCTCCATAGCCAGCCGTATAAACAATAGTAACATCATTTATATTTCCATAAAGTGTAGGCCATGTTTTGCCGTAAGCTAAAGAAAGTCTGGCAGGCTTTTCAAAATTATCTACAATGTAATTACTACTATTATATGTCTGTGTTGTATTTTGGCTATCTGCATATTGAAAGGATGTAACCGAAATAACTGGAGATACGGATAAATAAATAATAGGCTTATTTAACCTATCTAATTTTTCCGTAATCGTTTGTGTAATTAATGCCTGATTTAAATACCTCTCAGCAACTTCACGAGCCGATTGTAACAAAGTAGTAATTAAAGTATCATCGGCAGAAGTATCTACCTTCAAATAATTTTTTACTTCGCTTAATGTCCAAACCTCTAAAGATGGTTGTGTCGTTACTTTCCAAGCCATTGTACATTTTTTAAAGAAGGGATGGATATTGCTACCCATCCCAATTTTTATTTACTAGGTCAACTTATTAGCTAGGTGCTTAATAGCAGCAGTCTGTAAAAGTTTACCGTCATATCTCGCATAAAGTAGGAATCCTAACTCCATTTCATCCATAAACCTTTCGCGTAATGGCACCAACACATTGTTAGATACTTGACGAATAAGGTATTTAGACCAATCACCGAAGTAAATAATCTTTGCAGCAGTTGCCTGAGTTGCAGGAAGATCATTGTTTACATAGAAATTGTAACCTAACAATCTATCAGGAATACCGTCTCTCAATGATGGTTGAAATAAGGTTGTGTTACTGTTATCTAAGTTTAGTTTTCTAACCGCACTTAAAATAGTGTCGTTCATCATGAATGCGGCCGATGGACTATTTCTGTAAGCAATATCCACCGAGTGAATAAGGTCCACTAAGTTTGATGCAGTAAAAGCCGTTTGGCTTGCAGATACCGCACCCTGCGTAGTATTAGCAGCAAAACCCGTAGGTTTACCAGAACCATCACCCGAAGTAAACGCTGTATTTAAGCCTCTACCTAAACGCTCTCCCAACATAATAGGTAATTCTGTGTTCAATAGACCAAATTCATCATTTGCCCATTCTACAGATACTTTCACTAATGTATTAATAACGTGAGCCGCAAAAGTCTCTCTTGTAAAGGTCATGTCCTGAACGGTAACCGCTCCACCCTCTGTATGCCATGAACCAGTTGTTCCGGTATCATTTACTTTAGGGTAGTACAAAGTACCTGCCTGCGGAGTAGTAATTACACGAGATACCTGTAACATTGGACCGTAGTAAGCCATTGTCTTTTCAAGCTCGTAGGAGAATTGGTAAGGAATAACAAAACCACCAGCCAAGCCACTTTCAGAAGTAGTAATAGTTGCCGTTCCTCTCATCTCTTTAAGCAAAGATTGATCCTTGCTAGTCAATTCTCTTTTGGCAATAGCTTTCATGAATGCTACTTGATATTCAGGAGACTTAACAATCTCTCTTTTATCAGTTGGCAAAGCAGCGATACCTTCCTCAATTTTACTAACGCCTCTTTCTTCAGCGTTAATGTCGTTCCATCTTTCAAGTCTTGAAATCTGTTCCGTATAGTTTTTAAAGTTAGCATCTGCTGCGTCCCATTGTGCCAATTCTTCGGCATTCATTAGACGTCCCTCGGCTGATGCTCTCTTTTGCAAGTCTTCCATTATCGCATAATCGGAAGCCCGCTTTTCTCTCAATAGCTTAGAGTTCATTATTTTGTTTTTAAATTTAATAAATGCAGGGCGTTCCTGCGTAACTCATTCTGTATATTAATTTCTGACTTAACAGATATATCAATCACAGCTTGTAATTCTTCATCAATAGAACCTTTCTTTTCATCGTAGCTTCTTTTAGCTACCATTGTGTCTGGATTAGCGGGATAAGTTACCGGTGAAACATCATATACTTTTTTAATACCTCTAATAATTCTTTTAGGCTTCATGCCTTCCCTTTCCTGCCAGTCCTCAGCCTCTACACTAAAAGCAAATGACGATTGATAAACATCTCCACGTTTAACCATTTCTAAAAGGTCATTGCCTAAAGAAGTGTTTGGTGCCTCAAAAGAATATTCTAAAGCATTGCCAGTAAGATTCAATTTTAAGGTACCCGATTTAGTTCTTGCCAATACCATATTAGCATCATGATTAAATAATGCTACGACGTCAGAAAAATCAGAATTTTTAAATACGTCCGCACTCATTTCTTCGTCATACCATCCCATATCGTAAGCAGAATTAAAAACGGTAGCAGTTCCTACAATCGTGCGAGATTCTGGCATTGCCCTAAACTCGTAATTTATACTTCTCTTTTCCATATATTTTAATCGTTAGTATCGTTACTATCGTTGTTTATAGTTTCGTTTGTTGGCTCTATCTTAATATTAGAAGCTAAAGGCAATTCGTAGCTATCTCCACCAGGATAAGGATTCATATTCTCCTTAATTCTTATTTCATTAGGTGACATCGCCAGTACATTTCGCATAGTTGTATAATAAGAAGATCTCGCTGCAACGTCACCGCGAAGTAATCCATCAAGATTAAATCGAGTGCTATACTTATCTTTCTCAACCTCAAAAAATATCTTTCTATTAAACTCTGATTCTATCGTTTCGCATAATGGCATAATGGTATAATTGACAAACATTTGGCTCAACTGTTCCATATTGCCAAAAGTAGCTTTATCCATATCTTCCAACAAAACACCCGGAACACCGGTAATGCGTGCTATATCTGAAATAGTAGCCTTTTTAGTTTCGTTAAATGCAGCGTCCGCAGGATTAAGCCCTACTTTTTGAAAGTCCATACCTTCCTCTAAGATGGCAGTACCTCCAGCGTTTTGACTTCCACCAAAAGCACGGTTAAAAGAAGATTTTAATCTATCGTATGCCTCGTTTGTTAATCTTCCAGGATGTTTTAAAACACCGTTTAGATGCGCACCATTTTTGTAAAAGTTGGCACCGTAATTTCTATTTGCTAAAGCTAAACCAAAATTGTCACGGTGAACGTCTGGCACTAACAACGCCTTAACTCCATCCCATGCAAGATTGGGAATGTAAATTATATTTTCGCTCCTGTATGTTTTATTATTCTCTTTATTTTTAAATACAAGTTCATTCCTACTGTTATAACTCATTTCTACTTTAGTAGGATTAAGAATAGTGAATGAGTTTATTCTTGTGGTTATGCTATTTCTATTAATGGCTGCGTAAAAAGCACCATGAGACAAATAGTGTAATACCATTGTCTTAAAAAAAGTATGTGAGGTATATAACTCCGATGGTTCGCGTGAAATTACCTTATAATTAGGA